TTACGATGGGTAGAACCCTATAAGGAGTGATGTATATGATAGTGAGACAGAGATGGACGGCTAAATACCCAGTCCATAAATCACGTTCCATTCCGGATGTCGTTAAGGTCTTGCGTGGCAATGAGACATTTAATGCCTCATGTGTCCTGCAGACTACGGCTCCTGCAACTTCCGTAATAATGAAGAAGCAGACGGAATCGATTGTGTATACGGGAGGGATGCCTGGCCATACAAGGCAAGGCGCCAACACCTGTGTTCACAGTAAATACATCCGCCAGTATACTGGCACCACCGAGAGTCCCTGCGTCGTAGTGACGCTTAAGACTACCCCGTGCGTGCACACAGATTACTATCATGTGCACCAGACGGTCGGTGAATCCTTCCACGCGTTAGCTGAATCAGATTTTGCGGCTGCACACGGTTTAACAACCGGGTTTGGCCTTCTGAACTCCAACGCGCAGTCATGGGCGAATGAGACTTATCTCAAACTCATGCCTGATTTGACCAAGTTTTCACTGCCTAACGATCTTTTGGATTGGAGGCAGATGAAGGATTTGGCCAAAATATGGACTAAAGGTTCTAGTCTAATTAACCAAGTGGCGGGAGCTCGTCTCAACTATAAGTTTGGTTGGAAGCCTACTATAGGCGACCTAAAAGCTTTAGCAGAGATATTGCTCGAACTGCGAGGAAAGTTAGCTCACTTTAAGCACTCTAGAGGTCAGATTATTTCCTCACGGAGACAACTGCTTAAAGAATCTGTCGTTAAAATAGGAAACGTCTTGGTTGATGGGAATACCCACCGCCAATGGCGTGGTCAAATTGACCGTACAGTTCATGGCTACCTCGTTTATGAACCCTTGCCCATCGTAGCGATGGGTGAGTTAGACGAGCAGCTCCGGGGGTTGCTTGCAGCAACCGGAATTGAACTGAATCCACAGATAGCTTGGGATGCAATCCCTTTTACCTTCGTTATCGACTGGTTCGTTAACGTTGGCGATTGGTTAGGCACCTTCAAGCATTCTGCCTTGGAACTTCCTATCCGAATTCTGCAAGTTTTTATGCAGAACAAGGAAAACATACAGGTCGACTCCTGGGTTTTATGGAACGATGATGCAAATTATACGTTCCGTCCAGGACAGACTGCCGGCACTAGTAGCAAACAGACGATGTTTCATCGTTTGCCCTATTGGCCGGATCTAGCGTCGTTTGCTCAGCTAAAAGCTAAGCTTCCGACCCAGTCTCAAGCGATCAATCTTTTATCGCTTGGCACTGTACTCAACGCTAGCAAGATCAATACCTTTTCTCGTGCGGTTCGCACAAAATTGGGTGCTGGTCAAGCTATGAATGGGCCATTTGGGAAACTCGTATCTTATTTCGATTACGATAACCCATCTTTTTAACCCATTCTTGCTGTTGGTGTCTACTCTCACCATGTAAGGTGGTAGTGATAGTCCCTCTGGACTAAACTAGCTAGTAGTAATACTAGCGACAACGTAACAACATCCCCTTATTGGGGTGAGGTGCTCCTATGCCCCTTGGTACATCCATCTCCCTTTCAACCGACAGTCCCGTGGACGTAGACACAAACCTTAGGGTTTATGCCAATCGTTTCGTGGACTCGGCCTCGTCCGAGTATTCGGTAGCCGGATTGGCTCTGCCAAATGAGCAGATCCTTCGCCGGGCCGATACTGTTGGGAAAGGTGGTGAGCAACGAAAGCTTATACGGCTTGATGAAACAGTCGTAGACGCTTTCGGTGTAGCGGGTACAGTTTCAGTTTATCTGAACATTATCCGGCCACCCAACACAGCTGTCACCAATACCGTTATCAAGAAGCTGGTCTATCAGTTGATAGATCTTGCTATTGAAGGCGGTGCTGGAGCCAATATTGACGCTATCCTGAACGGGGAAATGTAATTTCCTGTCAGGGTCAAGGTATGGCGTGTTTTCTGATTCTGTGCGGAATGGGAAAATGGTTTGTAACCTGGGAGGACCTAGGGATACTTTATGGAGACGTCCATGTATAAACACGGTAGTCTGAAAAGCCTTCTCCTTTTGTGGGAGAACCTAGCATCTAACCAACGCTATTTGCCTTATGTCCGAGAGGCCGATAAAACGACCTTCGAGACACGAGCAAACAATGAGGGTTTATCCTTTCTGACTGTTACTTTGCCCAAATTGGGTAAAGCATTGGACTCGTTTCACTCAACTTTGGAGTGGACGTGCCCCGAGGGATTCCATATTATTTTTGTGGACCCCAAGGGTAGATGTATCCCGGAATTTCTCCAGGACGCAGTCCATGCAGCCTTGGAAGGTGACTCGATAGCCGTAGACTGTGTGAGGCAACTGTCTCTCATATTCTATAAATACGAGGTTGACTACGATGACATCACCCGTGAAAAGTTCCTTGATCAGTTTAGAGAAACTGATCGAGGCCTTCCTACTTTTAGTTTTGCTAAAGGGGATAACTCTCCTGTTGCAAAGCTTCTAAAAGAGATGAGACGGATAATTGGTAGGGTCTTATGTAATACTGACCCTAGACAAATCCGTCCATCTCACGGCGGTGGAGCTACGGCTTGCCGAACACGGAACGAGGACAAACATCATACGTTGCGCTATTTCAAGCAATTAGATGATGTGTACCCCTATGATGATCTCTTCTTCTACTCACCATCTCATCTGATCGATAGGATGGATCGTTTGGAAGACGCACCCGTAGGGATCCCAGAAGCGCGAGTTTGTCTTGTGCCAAAGGATTCTCGAGGACCACGTGTGATATCATGTGAGCCAGCTGAGCTTATGTTTGCTCAGCAAGGTTTGATGAGACTCATGTATGGCGTTCTCGAAACCCACCCCATGACTGCTGGTCGGATTAATTTCACCGATCAGTCGATCAATCGACAGTTGGCTCGTCAGGCTAGTATAGCCAATGAGTATGCAACAATCGATCTCTCCGATGCATCCGATAGGGTGTCCCTCAATCTTGTGGAACTTGTTTTCCCTCAGGACTGGGTTGACTGTTTTAAAGCGTGCCGTTCTGGCACTACAGTCTTACCGGACAAGTCAGTGGTGAAGCTTAACAAGTTTGCCCCTATGGGCAGTTCTTGCTGCTTTCCTGTTGAAGCGCTCGTCTTTTGGGCGTGCGTGGAGGCTAAGAAAAGGATCGAGGCGATAGATTGTTTTCACGGCGACCGCCCAGCAATGGAGCGGTTTTTCCGTATCTATCCAACCTTTGTCTACGGAGATGATATCATCGTACCTGCCGAATACTATGGCAGGGCGGTGGAAGGATTAGAGCAAATTGGCCTTCTGGTCAATAAGACTAAATCCTACAGTGATGGCCCCTTTCGGGAATCCTGCGGAGGTGACTACCATAAAGGTATGGATGTTACACCCGTAAGAGTCCGGAAGCCACTCGTATCATCTGAAAATGGCATCGTTTACAACGCAGACTTAGCAAACCTTTTTATTGCTAAGTTTGGGGAAGAGGAAAGTTGGACTCTCGTTCATACGATCGAGGAATCCATTAACTACGTCTTTCCCAGGTCTAAGCTTGGATTACCTGGAACACTCCAAGTTGAGCCAGCGCTGTCTAACGACGTGTTCTTCGCGAAGAAATGGAATAACAATTTCCAGCGATGGGAACACCGAATCCTCAGCCAATCAATGAACGTTTTAAC